CATAACCAGCAGCACCTTGTCCACCAGATTGGAAACCACCTAATGCACGAGTATAAGCACGGACTACGTTAGAAGCAGCATAGATAGCCAAATCTTCACTTCCGTATACAGCAGTAGGGATAGCATCCACAACATCCCCTAATTCAGCCACTACGTTTGCAGCAGTTACGGCAGTACCTACGATGTCTTGTCCAGCTGGTAAAGCAGTATCAGCAGCTAACAATGTAGCAAATCCGTCGAATTGTCCAGAAGTTCCAGTATCTCCACTCCAAATGTTTTTCTCTGTGCGGTCAGCTACTTTAGCAGCAACGTGAGCCAATACAAAATCAGAAAAGTTTGCAGGTAAGTTGTCAAATGCAGAATATCCCATTTGGGCAGCTTCCCAATCCGAATGAAGGTCTTTTTTGCAAATGTCAAGGTTTACTTGAAATTCTTCTGGCTGTAGGATTTGCTCTGTAAGAGTTAAAGTTCCTTGACCAGTTTGAAAGTCGCAAGTAGCGTCTTTTACGATGTCGTCAGTTGAAGCCTTTTTGATAACAGACTTGAACTTAACGTTAGGCATAATTGTGATATTGCCTTTGTCTAATGTGTCAGCAGATAATAAAGCGGCAGCAATGTATTTGCCTGAAAATTCTCCTGCGTAGGTTGATGTAATTGATACACTCATTTTAATTTAATTTTAGTTGTTTGTTAATTATTAAATTTTGCCATTACTCTATCTAATGTACTCATTCTTCTATTTTGTGAGATACTAAATTTAGATAGGTTTTCTTTTGTTTCTGGATTTGAAACAATTGGTTCAGCACTTGGTTCATTTAATTCAGCTTGTACCTCTTCAGGCACTTCACTAAGTTCAGTTCTTTCGTGCTTTGCAAGTTCTTCGGTCATAAGATTTCCAAGATCATCTGCGCTTAAGTCCTCTTTTGGCTCAAGCATAGCTTTGATTTCTTCAATCATTTCTTTAACTTCTGCAAGTTCTTCTTTTGTTGCATAAGCCATTTCTTCTTTTTCTTCTTCTTCAAGAACTACATCTTCTGTTGCTTCAACTTCTTCTTCAACTTCTTCAGTTGCTTCAGATTCTTTAACTTCAGAAATTAGCCCTTCTTCTGCGACTACTAAAATACGACCATCTTCGAGTTCATACTCTCCGACTGGTACGGCTACCTTTTCGTCATCAGTAACAATAAACACTTCTTTTCCACTCTCAAAAGAATCAGCTTCTAAGATAGCGCCATTTTCAAGCTTCATTTGTTCGAGCTTAACTTCTTCAGTCAAGTTCAGAACGTCTTTGATTTTCTCAATCACGTTATTTGATTTCATATTAATATATAATGGTTAAAAATTAATTTTGCATTTTTAGTTAGCATTTTCACAAGTTGTACAATCATCATAAGCAATAGATGCTGTATTTATATGTATTCCCTCTGAATGATGTTCTGCCGTTACTGTATAACAAGCATTATGGTTATTCTCTAATGTTAAGTAATATGTCTTACCTACAACAAGTTCTGTGTCGTGCATATGAACGTGATGTGTATGTCCATCAGAACATCTCTCAATTATATACCCATACCACACACCACTTAAATCTTCACCAGTTGTACTACCAATCCCTTGCGCCCTTAAACTACCATCACAGCATTTTATAGAGTAGGTATTATCCTCGCATAAACAAGCTCTGCGGCCACCCTTTGGACTTGTTCTACTTGGTGTAAAAAACTTCTTCATTACTTAATTTTTACGCAATTTGGTACAGTTTTACCATCTACAATTTTTGTACCTATTTGTTCGTATCCATCCCAACAAGGAGATTTTAATTCAAACTCTTTTAGCTTACTTTCAGCCCAACGCTTGCCAGCTTTACCACCCCATAGCAAGTATGAAATTGTTCCACAAGCTTTTGTATCACCCTCATCGTAGTATTCTTCTGCTCTTGACAAATAAGAATACATACGTTTAATAGTTTCTTTAGATATTGGTTTGCCTTGTGCTAATTGTTGCGCTCTAACTTTTCCTACTTGCGTTGCACATTTGTTGTTTACCTTTTTGTTAAGTTCTAAACCTCGCTTTGCATTGTTGCTTACAGATTTAGGGTAATCTGAATAGCTTTCAAGAATTATGTTATTGCCTTGTTTTGTAAGCTTATCGTTTTTAATAATATCTTTTATTTCTTTAAGCAAGTATTCAGCTTCAGCTTCTTCAATTTCATTCAAAAACACATCAGCTTTAAAAAGCTCTGGTGTATTAAATCTTATTGTGTCTGCTTCATTTAATTCTTTTAATTTCTCTTTAGCATAAAAATCTTCAAGAGTTTGATCTTTAGGTCTGTCCATTTTATCAGCAAAATATCCTTCTATACTGAAACCACGAACTACGCCCTTCTTCACAAACTCGTTCCAAATCTCATCGTTGTTTACTTTTACGCTACCGACCCACGTACCAAGAGGTAAGTCCATACCGTACTTTACACTTTTATCGTGTACTTTATCTTCAACAATCCAAGATTCAACAAGACTTAATCCATTTATCTCATATTGATGTTCAAGCGTTGCGTTGTTCTGTTTACCTTGCGTTAAATACATTTGAGAGGCTTTTAAGACAGTATCTTTTGAGAAATATATATAATACTCATCTTCTCCGTTTCGTCTGTATATGGGCTTATTTGGTATTAATAACGCACCCATTAAAATACGCTTTTCTTTATCTACCTCTGCAAGTTTAAATTCTTGACTTTTTAAAGCAATAAAATCTTCTTCTATTGCTGGCGACTCAACCACACTTATGGCTTCAATACCAATCTCTTGATCTTCGTCTAATATTAATTCTACTATCCGCATATTATTATATAAATATTTATTATTTTTTTTGTATTTAGCTGCCTATTGTAGCTCCTTCAACAATGTTGTTTTCTAAACTCTGTGCTGTTGTTACATCATTTGCTACTACATAAGCTTGTACTGGCTGTTGTGTTTGACCAGCTACTGCATCAGCCAACTGACTTGTTTCTGTCGCACCTACTATATTAAATTGAGGTGGAGTAGGAGCAGAACCACCACCACCTGCAGAAGGAGTAGCAGCAGCAGCGCCAACGCTTTTAGCATCACCCTTAATTGCTTGAATACTTTTTGTAGCACCAGCAACAGTTGAACCAATAGAGAGAGCCGCCTTTGCTGTATTTATTGCAACAAAAGGCATACCCCCAGTTAATGGAGAAGCTGACACCGCTTTAGCATTTGCAACTCCAGTATTTGAAATTGTTTCACTTACAGACTTTACAGAACTTCTAACAACATCAGCAATAGCTAAAGCTTTTCCAACTTTTTCCATTTTCTTACCGCCAAGTGCTACAACATCTTGAAGGTTGTTATACGTTTCTCTGTATTGTTTTTCTTTATAGTCAGCAGCAATTTGTTCTTTTTCTTCTTCATCTTTCTTTCTTTTTTCTTCTGTATCTGCATCTTCTTGCTTAAATTGTTCTTCTAAATCTTTCTCCCTTTGTCTAAGCGATGTAATAAGTTCTTCGCTTAACAAACCATTAACTAAAGCTTGAGCCATTAAAGCGGCGTGTTCTTCTTTTAGTTTTTGCATTTGCAAAACCCTTTGTTCTTCTTGAGTGTTTGCTTCAGCATCTCTTATTCTATCTTTTAGATTTTTTAACTTTTCTTGAAATTCTTTTTCAAGACGTAGTTTTTCTTTATTTTTACGCTCAATTTCTTTAAGTTCTTTAGCATCTTTCTTTTCTCTGTCTTTAGCATCTTTTTCTCTGCTTTTCTTTTTATTTGCGTCTATTGTTGCTAAAGCAATATCTATTTGACCGCCCTTTAATCTTGATTGTTGTATTTCTTCTTCAAGCTCTTTTATTTTATCAAGCTCCTCTTCAGAAGCCATCATACCTTTTGCTCGTATTTTAGCGGCTGCTTCATATTGACCAAGCGCCTCTAAACTTGCAGCTTTTGATTTTTCAAAAAACGATAATTCACGAACTTGTGATTGTTCTTTTTGTAATTGTAGTTTAAGAGTTTGTAATAAAGATTCGTTTTGTTCTTGCTGAATTAATAAAACTTTCTTTTTTTCTGCTACAATCGTTTCTGTGCTTTTACCTTGTAAAGTTAATAGCTTTTCTTGTTGGTCAAGTAATGCAAGTTGCTCATCTGAAAGCTGAACATTTTTTCTTTGTTCGTCAGCTTGTTTTTGCAATGCTTTAGAGCCATTGTCAAACAATGCAGTAATTTCTTCCCAGTAAGCAACAACAGTAGCTAAACCAACAATTAATGCGCCAATACCTGTAGAAATTAATGCTTTTTTAATTCCAGATAAACCTTTAACAAAGTTTTTGACTGCTCCAAAACCAGATACAAACCCTTTTTTTAATTTTATAATTTTAGTTGCATAACCGCCAGTAAGTTTGTCAATACCTCTTACAATGTTGGTATTTTCTTTTTGAGCTTTTCTGTTTTCTTGTACCGCCCTTGTTGCATCACGCTGCTCTATTGCTAATTTTTTAAGACCTAAGCGTTGGTCTGTTAAAGCGTCTTTTCTTTCTGAAACAACTTGTTTAAGTTGCTTTTCTTGTGCGAGGTTTGTTTTACCAGACTTGTTGTAATCATCAAGAGCTTTTTTGGCTTTTACATATTCTTCTTCTAAAAGAACAAGTATTGATCTTTGTTCATCAATAGTTGAGTTAATAGCTTTAAGATTTTTTTCAGCCTGTTTGCTATCTACATTTATTTCAATTGTTTTTTCTACCATTTCAATTCTTGTTTAAGTGCTTTGTAACCCTCTTTTAAAGTTGTTGGAAGCTTATGCTTTCCTTTTGCAATACGAATGTTTTCTGTTTCTGCGTTTACATATTTTAAACTATCTAAAATTAACTTTATCATAGTGTTGTTTCTATTATAGTTGTATCGAATGAATAAGCATCATCTCCGCTTATATTATATTTTGCTCTTACCCCTATATTGTATGTCGTTCCGCTTTCTAAACCATTTACTTTTAAACTTGTACCTACAGTTGTTGTAAATACTCCACCATTTAAAATAACATCATAACCAACTACACCAGTAACTGTAGTCCATCCTATTGTAATAAAGTCTGTGCTTTTTGTTGTTACTGTAACTTGTGCTACTCTGTCTAAATAAGCTGCTTGCGCGTTGTTTATTTGGCTTGGAAACTCATCAACATTATAAAGCTCTAAATCTGATTTATTTGTAAGTAGGTTTGTTTTTATACTGTTTATCTTGTAAGTTTTATTATTTATTACAAGCGTGTCGTTCATTTTTAATTTTATAAATAAGCTTAAAGGTAGGTAAGCACTAACCTTTAACAGCCTTGACTTTCTATCAAAAACTGTTTGTACATAATCTAAATAACCATTTTGAAATAAATTAGTTGTTTGATATGGTATAACTCCAAGCCATTCATCTTTTTCTTCACCAAAACTTAACTGTTGTCTTGCTGAAAATCCCCAAGCGAATGTCGTTAATTGTGTTGGTCTGCGGTAATATGGACTTGGCAAACCATCAATAGTAAGTTCGTCATCTATATTTTCTTGATACGCCATACATAAAATTAAAGGCTCTCCAATAGTTGGTTGAAAGTC